CGTCTTTTCTTCCTTCTTGCTGGTATTGTATAGCTGTACTTCTCCACGCGCTTTCCTCCTGTTACTCTTCGATGTACTGATGTGGATGTGATTCATCAATGATCTTGTCAATTCTATCCACACGCTTGTGAAGCTGCTTCAGGCTTTCTGATGCCCTGATGTAATACTCCCTGATCTCTTTCATTTCGTTTCTGTATGATCCCATTTCAGACTTCACTTCAATCATAGTATTCTGAATGTTTTCCAGTTTGGTCAGGATCGTTGCATCCTCTCTGGCTTCGTCCTGTGTGTCCTTCTTCACATTTCTGTTGCGTGTGCTGATTCCGAAGAAGATTGCAAACGCAATCGACACGCCTGAAAGTAACAATGATACTTCAATAGTCATTTTCTTTTCCTCCGTCAAATATATTTGCGAAGTGCTGCTTCGATTGCATTGTTTTCGTCTTCTGCCCTTTTGCGCTTCCCGAATAGATCGTCAAGCCTGTCTGTGGCTTCGTCCTGCGTCTGTATCGGTTCAATTCCATGCTGCGCCATGATTGCCGCCTGTTCCCTGACAATGTCTGTCAGAAGCGTATTCACAGCGCACAGCCTGTCGATCAATTCAAACTGCGTCAGTATTCTTCACTGGCTTCATACTCTTCGCCAGTAATTTCCTTGTATTCCTCTGCTGTGATGCCCTTTCCTGCTCTCTTCTCATTCAGCGCAACCCAGCCTTTCAGTGTGTCTTTTGTGATATAGTCCATTTCCCACTTTTTCTTCAGTGAATCGAACTTTTTACTGTGTACCTTTTCGGTTGTTTCTGTGTTTGTTCCTGTGCTTGTTTCTGCCATGCTTATACCTCCATCATTTCTTGCATCATTGCCACGTTCATTTC